GGTCTCTCTTAGATACTTCTAGTCTAGCTACGTCTTTTTCTACAGCATTTAAACGATGGAATATTTCACGAAAGTTACCTTGATTACGATTGGAACGATTTGCAATAACCATTAACGCTCCAGAAATAGCTGCCCCTATCAAGGCTGCGAGTAGTTCTTGAGGCATAATTCACATTTTAGGAGTAATCTTAGACTACTGTTTCTTTTTCTCTATGGATGCCCAACAAAAAGTCGAAGGCCAAGCCAACAAAGAAAACAAAAAAGGGATACTAGGAAAACTTCAAGAGATAACCCCAGACAAAGATGAGCAGGTAGCACTCATTGGAGTTGCAGTCCGTTTGGGAATTGTCTGTTGGTCGGGATTTATCTTAACTTTGGCGTACGTAGATTTGCCTGGATTCCAAAAACAAAATTTTGATCCCACATTTATAGCTTCGGTTTTTACAGGAGCCTTAAGTACATTCGGCCTTGCTACAGCTAAAGATAAAAAGAACGGTAACGGTGTTACAAAAGAAGATATACAAGCCATGATTGCCAAAAGCAATACAACAGGTGGCGAACAAATCATTAGAGTACAAACTCCTTTAACCATTAATGGAGCCGAGGTTGTTAAGACCGATCCCATCACAGGAAAGGAAGTTGATCCCGTAACAGGCAAACTCACATGAAGAAACTTTTCCTACTACTTCTCTTAGCGTCTCCTGCTAGTGCAGATATGACGCATAACATCACAACTTCAACGCAGCTTTCAGTCAATGGAGCTTATACGGATGCAAATCGTATAGGTAGTACCTACGCAGTCTCAGGTTCCAATATAAAAGTTGCGACTGATGCTCATTTCGGCAAGCTAACTGCTGGTACTGCTACAGCCGCAGCAACATTAGATGTTGGTGCATACGAGATGAACACTAGCGGCTCGGCGTTCAGTTTCAGCGAATCATGGACTCAAGGTGATGCTACAAATGCTATAGGTTCAGGTGTTGATGTTACTTCAGGTGTGGTGGCTGATATGCCAGCTTACGGTGAAGTTTTAACGATGTCTGGTGGAGTTGCAGGAACCCTTGCTGGAACAATTACTTCGGCTGGGGTTGTAACTTTAACCGCTGGAGGGGCAAATACAAGTGCGGTGGGTTCTGTGGTTACAAGTCTGACCGTGAAGTGATGCACTTACCAATAATAATTGCAATTTTAGGGGTCATTATTGTTGCCGCATTTAATTATTATATGTGGCAATATTACACAGATGTGCATAGATAATGAAACGATATTTACCACTGTTGTTAATATTAAATACCCCTTACGCTCTAGCTGTGCCAGTGGTTCCTAACTTTTCTAGCGGAACCATGTCAGCCACTACTCGCACCACACAAAATGTTACTGAAACTATTGTCTCTACTGATTTTAACAGTGGGCATACTTATACGATCAATGGAACGAATCTTGCTATTGATGGTGCGACTCTTTCACCACCTCCAGAGCAAACGTCCCAAACGATTAATGGAGTAAGTTATACATGGACAGGTGCAGACCTAACACAAAAACCCAACGTCACAATTGCGAATCCAGGTCAAGCGTTCCAGTACGCAGAAAGTTACATTGGCCCTGGTCTTTCCAATATGACAACAATCAATCGAACAACAGTCTTAGAAAGTGTTACCGAAACAACCTCAGTCTTCTCGCAATAATATTATTTAGTGGTTCAAGTGCGTTAGCTAATACTTCACAGACTGCTGCTCCCGTGGCGAATACGTCAGCTAGTCTGACCAATATGGCAATACAGACATTACAAGGAAACCTAATACAGAACCAATACGGTGGTGGAGTGGTTTGTCAGGGGCCAATGCTTACATTTTCTCCCTTCATTACTGACTCACATACGTTCCAAAAACCTAGAGAATATTTATATGATGCTCCAGTATATGACGATGATGGCAACATTATTTATCATCAACAAACAAGGACAGGACAAAAAGATAATTTCTCACTTAATGTCGGAGCAAGTTTAACTTTTTCAATGCCACTTGATCAAAGATTTCAACGAAGATGTTTGAAAAATGCAAAGCTACAAGGAGAGCTTCAACAGCAAATAATAGAAAATAAAAAATTAGACTGGCACATCGCAAGATTGAAACAGTGCGGACTGCTTAAAAGAGACGGTATTGAATTTGCTCTAGATTCCCCTTACTTCCATCTCTGTGAAGATGTTGTTGTTAAACCTAAAATGGGTCAAGTCTTACCGCACCGACACCTTATATCTCAACCTGACTCTAAATAATTAACCCCTACGACATTTAGCCGAAACCAAATACACGTTCTATTCCGATCAAGGTCAACCCGTCACTTTGCGGATGTAGGGGTAATTTTATTTTACTTTATTTTTTAACGGTGGCAAACCTTTCTTTTCTCTGTAAGCATTTGTAATTTTCTCAGATAAGTTTGGTCGTTTTATTTTCTTACCTAAAGCCTTCTTTACCTTATTCACAACCTGCTTAATAATCGGTTTGACAGCCTTCAATAATATTGGTGTAGATAGCGCAGCCGTAGTAGCCACAAGGGTTATCCCTCCAGTCTTTACTACTTGAGGCACTGTGGGGATGGCATCAATTATCTGTTGTTGAACATTTAATTTTTTATATCTAGTTACACAACGGTTTCCTACTAATTCATACTTGAT